AGAAACCGTACAACTTTTTAGCCAATAAATCCTAAGACTTTCCCATATTTTGGCAGTACTCCATCTCGTTTCTATAAACCCACCACCCACACAAAAATCACCCAGCACAACACCTAATACCATGCTACACTCTGGCAAAACCAGCCCCAGCACGCCATATGACCACCTTGAATAAGCACGGATACCCAATCTCTTGGCCTCTGCCTACAAGCCGAACCAACGCAGTCGCCTCACGCATTACACACGACCAGAAGAAGGCCTTGTATGAGCGAGAAATAACTACCAGAGACCTTGCCAAGACCTTGAATGTGCGGGAGGCCTACCTATCCTTCTTATTTCCCGGAAAAGGCCCAACCCTTGTCAGAGCGAAGAAGGCCTTGTTAGCTGTGCGAAAAGAGTATAGGCTTTCATACGCTAAAAAGGTGATCGAGGGTTTGATGACAACCGATCAAGCCGCTACCGCAGCTAGGATACCCTACCGTAGCATGGCTAGAGCAGTTCAGGCACTAAGAGCACAAGGGAAAAACCAATGAAACCCGAGTTTAACCTAGAAGATTTTCCCATATTAAGGGACAAATCGGACGCAAGTGAGCAGTACATACCTGACTTTGTACCACTTACTGCCATCACTCTGAATCTAGAAGTAGAGTTGTTAGAGCAGTATAACCGGGCTAGAAAGCTACTCCACGATGCGAATTACGATGAAGAAGTACCCCTGAGCCAAAAAGCTGCGGCGTTGAACAGTGCAACATCTATCATCGGAGCCTTGATAAAGTCTCAGGCAGAGCTTTACAGCCTTGAACGCATCAAGAAAATAGAGAGCGTACTGATAGCTACCTTGAAGAAGTTCCCGGAACTGCAAGAGGAGTTCATAGAAGCTTATAGTATGAATTTGAAGGCCAATGATGATTAGCGAACACTTATCCAGATTGCGGGAGGGGGTTAGTAACGTATATTCTATGGGAAACCTATCCCAATGGATAGCTCGAAACACCTATCTAAACAGCAAGAAGTTTGACTTCACAGGTAGAGAGTACCAGAAAGACATCATAGACGACCCGGCTAAGACCTTGTTAGTCGTGAAATGTGCTCAAGTCGGGCTTTCGGAGATATTTGCACGTTGGGCTTTAGCAGCCGTTACCACGCAAGAGGACTTTACAGCTATCTGGACCTTCCCCTCGGCTTCAGACGCAGAAATGTTTTCTAAGGCTAGGCTTACTCCTGTTATAAACAGTTCTAAGGCTATACAATTTGCCCTAAGTAGGTCTGTGGACAGCGTAGAGTTAAAGCAGTTTAACTCTAATAGCTTTTTGTATACCAGGGGAACTTATAGTTCTACAGGCGCACTATCAGTGCCTGCTGACTTACTCATTCATGACGAACTAGATAAATCGGACCTAGGCTCTATTGCTGCTTATGTTTCTAGGTTACAAGCTAAGCCCACTAAAATGCGGCGAATGTTTAGCACACCTACAGTACAAGGTTATGGTATCAGCCTTGAAGCTGAGAACGCTAGACGTAAACATCAGATATGGACCTGCAGTTGTTGCAACCATAAGTTCATACCAGACTATGAGAATGATGTGGTTATCCCCGGATTTGATAAAGAAAAGAAGCTACTTACTAGAGAGCTGCTAAAGGACTTGAATTGGAGAGGGTCTAAGTTACTATGCCCTAAGTGTGGAAAAGAACCAGAGACTGACATAAAGTACCGTCAATGGGTAGTTGAAAACCCACAGGACAACTATGAGACTATGGCTTACTACGTAAGTCCTTTCTGTGCGCCCTCTTTCATAACCCCAGCCTACCTTGTTAAGGTGAGTACAGACTTCGCTAAGTGGGCAGAATTTAAGAATCAAGCCTTAGGGCAAACAGAGGAGGACGGAGAGGAATCTCTGACTTCAGAGGACATCACAAGTATTAGCACTGTTAACCCATTAGACTCTGGGGAAGTGCATGCTATGGGATCAGACATGGGGGTCACATGTCATATAGCGATAGGAAGGATGTCACAAGGTAAGCTCTTGATAGTCCACAGAGAGAAGGTAGTGTTTACCCAATACGAACAACGTAGAAGAGAATTGTGCAGTAAGTACAGAGTAGTCATCTCTGTCATGGACGCGTTCCCCTACTCAGATATGGCAGCCCGTATAACAGGGTTTGATGGAAATGCCTATGCCGGAATATATGTCACCAAGAAGAGCACGGAAAACTTCTACGTAAAGGAGGTAGAAGCCGACCCACTTGAAGGTAAGCTAAACCTGCGCTCAGTTATGATAAATAGAGACGTAGCCTTGGACTCTCTGATGTTTGACATCAAGAAGAAGAACGTATTGATACATGCTGTAGACGATGAGTTACTGAAGCATTTTAAGGATATGAAACGGGTACAGGTATTCGATAAGAGTAAGCAAATGAGATACACATGGCAAAAAACTAAGGGGGAGGACCATTATATGCACGCCTGCTTATATCTGAAAACTGCTGCAGAACTCCAAGGTACTGCCAACGGGTTCTTCGACCCGACTGTCACGCCTTTCGTTAGTTCGTTCACCCTGCGTCAGAACTTGTGATACACTTCGGCGCATTCGCGCCGAAGGAACAAAATCATGTCATTTTACAGTAAAGTCTTAGAGACTTTGGGCTTCCAAGCAGCCACACTGCCACCTATACCTCTACCTAAGGCTCCAACAGGTCAGCAGTCAGAGGTGTCTTACCGTACTGTGGTAGGAGGGTCTACGTCTCGTATAGCGCAACAGGACAGAGCACCTCTGACTACCGATAGGCTTGTAAGTGCTAGGAATTCTTCAAGTACTCAAGCTGCTATCAGGACCTTGAGCTTCTCATCTCCAGATGTTAGTGCAGCTATATATGCAGCACTTCGGGTAGGTATTCCAGAGAAGTACACTTTAGTTGCCAGAGATATGGATGGCAAGATTAACCCGGCTGCAACGGGGATTGCACAGGAGTTGCTACGCCGTATTACCTATCTCGGCAATGTAGACGGTTCTTATGGCGCGCAGATGACTATCCAGAGCTTGTCAGAGAGCTTGGGTAAGCAATTACTACAGTACGGGGCTTGTGCGGGCGAGATAGCCCTTGATAAGGCTCGGGTTCCTGCTAGTTTGAACCCTATCTCTGTTACTACCATTAAATGGTATGATGAGGACAGCGCTGCTAGACCTGTACAGGTTATAGGCGGTACGGAAATCAGCCTTGACATACCCACATTTGTTTACGTTTCACTGGATCAGGACCTACTCGAAGTATATCCCGCCTCACCACTTGAAGCATCTATACAATCAGTATTAGCTGATTTGGACTATAATAACGACATCCGGAAAGCCTTGAAACGTGCAGTTCTCCCCCGGTTAATTGCTACCATTGATTCAGAGGCGGTGAAGAAGTCTACACCGCCTGACATCCTGAATGATAGTAATAAGTTCGCTACCTATAAACAATCTATCATCGCTGCTGTACAGTCAGTACTCAACGGCGCTAATCCAGAAGATGCACTTGTTAGCTTTTCTGAAGTTGCCTATGCGTATATAGACGGCGGTAAAGATCCAAGCGCTATCATTGAGCGTATCCAAAACGTACTGAACAGTAAATTACAGACGGGGGTTAAGACCTTACCGGTAGTTCTTGGGCATGGTACGGGGGCTACTGCAGCATCTGCAGAGTCGCTCTTGTTTATCAAGAACGCTAACATGATTAGAGTCAAGCTCGGCGAATTTTACTCTAGAGCTTTAACTATAGCTGTACGTATCTTGGGGCAAGATTGCTACTGTGAGTTTAAGTATGCGGCTATAGACCTGCGCCCTGAGGCCGAACTTGAAGCCTATGCCTCAATGAAGCAGTCACGCTACTTGCAACTGCTATCGTTAGGCTTGATTACGGATGAGGAAGCCTGTATCGAATTGACAGGCCAGCTTTTGCCACAAGGCTACAAACCCTTGATGGGCACCATGTTTATGTCCACCGCGCCAGCGGCTGCTGTAGGCGGTTCTGGACAGCCGGGGACGGCTTCCTCACAGACTTCAGGGATGTCGAAGGATTCGCAGGGCGCACCGAAGACCCCACAGGCCCCGAAAGCGGAAACAGAGGACTTGATGCAAGCGCAAGAAGTTTGTAGTAGCTGACATAGCGGTCACTGTATCTATACCTGCAGTACAAGGGCGGGGGCTACTCGCAGATATTGAGGCTAAAGGTTCAGCACTTGTAGGCCTGTATATACCTGACAGTTCTTCCAGAGTTGGTACTTTCAAACCTGCAGGGGCAGCTACCGCAAGTATTATCGGCATCAGGGCAGACACTGAATTAGGTCAGATTCTTGCCTCTGGGCAACATGATCTGGAAGACAGTGAAATACTTTCCATGCTTTTGACACTGCTAGAAGTCTGAAAACTTGTTACATTAACCGCAACGCATTAGGAAGCAGCATGAACAACGTAAAACCCCTCGACATTACTGGCGTACCCTCAGATAGAGGTACCTGTGACTGGGCTGCTAGGCCCCCTGTAGGTAACATACTAGGCGATCGTTTACAGATAGTAGACCACAACTATAGTACGTATACTTGGACAGGTGCTGAGTGGACAGGTGGTAGTGCTGCTTATGCCACCGACTCCGCAGGCAACGTCACAGGGCTGGTGGGGCCGGGGGGTGTGGATGCTATGGGTGGGTATATCAGGGGTAATCGGTCGCCGATACCGGGAGTCGGAGGCGCATCGTTATCACTGGCAGATGTGTCGATTATCAGCGGGGCACCCACCATAACACTGGAAACAGGCCCGAACGGCATGCCTGCAATCAAGATAGTTACCAGCGTTGGTGTGAATGCCGAGATTAGGTTTGCCAGTATGGTCGGCGCCTACTCAGGAGGAGACGCCTACTTGTCGATGAGTGGTAGCTACTCACAGACAAATGTTGATACCGTTGCAAGTTACGTGTCGCAAGATGCGGCAGGGTACGCCAAAGGATGGTACAATGTGCAATACGGAGTTGCGTCTCCAAATGGCAGCTCGAAGGAGCAGGGGGGGGCAGTAACTTACTTTTTCAAGAAGTCATCAAATTCTAACTTTGGGGCGCCAACTTACCCGGCATATGTCGCTGACCACAAGCTACGTATCACCCCAAGGGCAGCCACATCGGCAACGGTGTGGATATATGCTTACGGGTTCTCCGCCCCACGGACAAAAGGCCGTATCTGCGTAACATGGGACGATGGTTACGATTCCATGTTTAAGCTGGGGTATGACTCCTTTGCGTCCCGAAACATAAAACAAACCCTGGCAGTCATCGGGTCAGTTCAAGGGACGGGCGGGGGACATTCAAACATTGACCAGCTTTCGGCGTTTGTGAACGCAGGCAATGCATTGGTTGCGCACGGCCCTTGGCCTAACTCCGGGGCGGGTAACTTGCTCACAGCATACCCAGGGTCAACAAATCCTGTTGGTGACGCTATTGCCGATATGAAGCTGAATCTAAACTACCTGCGCACGAATCGTTTGATCGTCCCAGGCGCTGATAAATGCTACGTGTGGCCGCAAGGGCTATTCCAGCAAAGTGTAAACGATACGGCGATATTGGATGCCGCAATCGCGGCGGGGTTCTCCCTCGGCAGGGGGGTTTCTACGTCGCATGTTGTAAATGTCGATGCGGCAAGTAAATATGGGCGCATGGCGCTGCCGATCATTGGGCATACGTGGGGCGGTACAACTGCCGCAGAGGCCACAAACATAACTGCAATCACCACCGCAATTACCGCACTTACCACTGACAAGTCAGACGGATTTTTGATGCTTCATAGGGTACAACCAACTACAACGGCCGATGGGTCAATGTCAAGTATAGGCATTCGGCACGGCGATTTGGAGACTATCGCGGCAGCAATAAAGACTGCTGTAGATGCCGGGACTCTGGAGACTGTGACTATGGCAGAGTTGGCAATGGCGGATTCTGGGTACTGGGGAAAGTTCTGACAGCTATGCGCCGCATCTTAGCCGCCACCCTGTGCCTACTCCTGCCATCACTTTCACAGGCCCAGTGCCAGTGTGAGGTGTGGCACACCGACACGCCAATGGTGGTCGATTGCGATTGCGAGTGGTACGAAGTAAAGCCCAACGGCAAGCAAACCACTCGCCCAGCCTACACCCTATCGGATGGCGTGCTGGTCAAGTCCAAGGAACGCGCCCCAGTGGGTGCAACCTGCGACACCCGCAACTGGCCCACAAAACCCAGCGGCAAAGACATATGGGCATCATTCGACTCCCGTCCCGGAGTTGTAGCCCTTTGCAGTAGACGATAAGCCCCTTCCCCGGGGCCCTTTGCAGCAAACAAGAATACTTGCAATGCTTTTGACACTCTTAGAAGTCTGATCTTTGGTATAGTGTCGAAAATAGGAATTCAATATGACTACTAATCTCTGGCTAGGCTCACAACCCTCATATGAGGCAGTAGTAGAAGCTAAGGCAAATGCTCTCTCTAAGTTCGGTGATAAGACAGAGCAACCTCTCCCCGATCTACTAACTGTACAGGGTAACGTAGGCATTATCGACATCCGTGGTAGCCTTGTCAATGGTAATGCAGGCTTCATGAGCTATTTCGGAGTTACCGGTTACGGAGACATCCGTGAAGCACTTGTAGCTGCACTGCAATCCCCACAAGTCAACTCTATCCTCCTGAACATTGATTCAGGAGGTGGTGCAGTAGCAGGTGTACATGAGACTGCACAACTTATCTCTCGTGTAGACAAAGTTAAGCCTGTGTTCTCTTATAACGGAGGCACAGAAGCTTCTGCTGCCTTGTGGCTTGGTTCCTCCGCACGTACATCCTACGTAGCAGAGACCTCACTAACAGGTAGTCTTGGCATCATCATGGTGCATGCTGAACGCTCTAAGCAGTTAGAGCAAGATGGTGTCAAGGTGACAGTCATTCGTGCAGGTACAGAGAAAGCACTTGCTAACTCCTACGAGCCGTTGTCTAAGGAGGCCAAAGCCGCTTTAGAATCTAAGGCAGAAGCCTTGTATGATGTGTTTTTAGGGCATGTAGCTGAACAACGTGGTATGACCAATGCTGCTGCGGATACCAAGTTCGGTCAGGGTCGAGAGTTCGTAGGGAAGCAGGCCGTAGAGGCAGGTCTAGTAGACCACGTTGGTACTCTAGAGGATGCTTACACTAAGGCATCTGCAGCAGGAGCTAAGATTGCGTCCAAGACAGCCAGCAAGGTTACTCTTAATACGCGTACTGGTGGCCTAAAAGCTGACAACTATTCATCTTTGTCTGCCAGTTTGCCACAAGTATTAGGCATTGGGCAGGCTATTATGGCTACTGTGGTAGATAATGCTGCAACTACCGAAGGAACATCTATGCCAACACCCTTGACTCA